AACTGGGCAGTGGGCCAGGCCAACCGGCGCGGCTGGAGCGAGGGCTATATGAGCCTGCTCGTGTCGATGGGCTGCGGGATGACGCTCTTCGGGGCGGCATTCATCAGCCTGCCGGCAGCGGGAATCGCGCTGATGTGCTTCATGGCCAGCGGGCTGCCGATGATCGCGGGCGATATTGCGCGCTACATCCGCACGCGGGATGCAGAGAAGCGCAGTATCGTGGACGCAGTGAAGCGGACGTTGGGGGAGCCGGCCAGGGAGGATCATGGCGACAACCCCAAGAGAGTGGCCTAACCAGGCGAAGGACGCGCGCGACCGGGCGGCGGAGGCGGCCAACAACGGCCTGTACTGGTTGGTGCCGATGCTCGACCAGCAGCCCATGACCGAAGCCGAACGGATCCGCAGGATTGGAATAGCAATCAGCGACTTCCACACGATTGCCAGGCTGCTGGAATCGGTGGGGGCGCAGACGAGACCTTAGAAACGGAGGATAGCATGAGTGAAGATGATTTATCGCACTATGAGATCGATCCGGAATTGTCGGACGATGAGCTTAAAAATATATTGGCATTCGATGCCTACCTGAACGCGGAATCGCTCCGGGTAACGGAGGAGCAACGCATTCAACAGGCCGAAGCGGATGCGCGCAATGCGGAGTTTGATCGCCAGGTCAGCAAGTTTTGGCAGCGGATGCGTGAGGCTGCTCAAGCGCTGCTTCCGGAAGCGCTGCGCCCGTTCGTGGTGGCCAGCCCGGTGGATGAAGAATATGATCCTATGCCCGCGATAGGTTGGGTGTTGATTGATGCGCCCTGCTGCGCCCCGGTTCACCTCTACATGCAGATGATGGACGGGCAGATTTCGCCGGCCCAGTTTCCGCTCTGGCTGCCAAAGGTGCGCACCCCGAATTGTCCCGATGAAGACGGCGGTACGACGGTGCGCTATGTGTTCACCAGTTACGCCGATTACCATCCCCATTACCCGATGAGCGATCTCGGCACGGTGATGGTTGAAGCGCGGCGATTGTACAACGAGTACGTGAGCGCGCAGATTGAATGGTCCTGGAAGGCCAACGTAGCGCAGGCTGAGCCCGAAGAGGAGCGCGATATCCAAAGTCGGCCCACCAGGCCAGAGGAAAAACTGCGCGCGGCGCTGGTAGAACTGGTCGACGATGTGATCGATGCGGCTTTGGTATACAGGGAGCGACTATGAGCCCGATGACGTTGAACCAGAACGATCACCACCGGCAGGCCAGCGCGGCGGCGATCCGGGGCGAGAAGGCCAGCGGGCCGGCGAAGTATCAATTTCCGGTGATGCGGGATGTACGCCTGGTGCGGGATGGTCCATCGGGTTCCTGGCAGGTGTACATCGGCAAGGGGCATCCGCTGCCGGCGTCGCCGGTGGAGGTGGCGCTGTGGGTGGAGTTGCAAAAGGCGAAGGGTCAGCCGGTTTGATCCGGGCACAATCTTGTAAGAAACAATTGGAGGAATGATGGAAGGTAAAACTGTATCGTACCAGGTTGACAATCCGGCCCAGGATGAGGGGGGGCAGTGGGTTATTTTGGAGTTGTTCGGCCACAAGGTGATTGCGGGTTACATGCGCCGGGATGAGACGCTGGGCACGCCCCTGCTGCGCCTGGATGTGCCCGAGACGCCGACCCAGGCGGCGTTTACCCGGCATTACAACCCGACCGCGATCTACTCGATCAGTTACGTGTCCGAAGACGTGGCGCGCCGGGTGGCCAACAGCCTGGCGGCATCGCCGATCACGGTCTACGCGCCCGATCTGTTGGACCTGGAGCGCTTGCGGGCGCGCAATCGGGATTTGACTCGCCGGCTGGAGTTGGCGAGCGGGGAAAAAGAAGAGATCGTTTATACCGACGAAGATCCCACCGAGGAGTAGTAGAGGCATGTCCAGGATCAAACGGCTTTATATCAGGCTGCGGGCGTTTTGGCACAAACTCGGTACGACGTTGACCGACGTGCTGCTGTGTACGATCCTGTGCCTGATGATTCTGGGCATCATGCTCTACCTATTTTACGATGATCGCTATCCGGTCATTTTCTGGGTAGCGATTGGGGTACTTATTTGGGCAATTTTCGAGGATGAATAATCCTCCGGGCGATGGAATATCAACGGCAGGCCGGTGCGTGTTTTCCCCTCCTCCTTTTCGCGCAGCGGCACCGTAACGGGTGGTTCGAGGCCCCTGTGCCCGACAATGAGGGCTCGACGTGAAAAAAGCTTGGCTTCCAGGAGTAAAAATTCTGGCGACTTCGGGGACGCTGGCACGTTAGAAATAGGCGTGCAAGGAGCAAGGTTCCCTCATTCTTTTTTATGTTTCCAGATCCGGCAGCCGTCTTGGCCGACCGTTGAGGGTGCAAATTGATTGCACCGGCTGCCGGGTCTATCCATGTTTTCATTGATGCAACTGTGATAGGAATTTCCGAATCATGACCGACGTTGCCATTACTCTCCCCGCGACCCTGGTTTTAAAAGATGACTGGCGTCAGGCCATCGAGTTGTTTTTGGCCAGCCGTAACACGCCGGCCACGCGGCGATCTTACGCGGCGGCGCTCCAGGACCTGCTCACAACAGCCAACCGGTTGCCGTGGGAGGTTACCCGGACCGACGTGATGCGCTGGACGCTGGGCCTGAAGGGGCGTGGGTTGGCCGCGGCTACGATTTCCAACCGTCTGGCGGCGGTTTCATCGTTTTACCGGTTTTGCATGGAGGAGTACCTGATTCCGGGTGGGGATGGCCGCGACGTGCCGATCCATGCGAATAACCCGGCAGCGGGCAAGAGTTTGCGGCCACGGGTGGAAATGTACGGCAAAGCGGCCTGGCTGAGCCCGGACGAGGCGAAGGCTTTGCTTCACGCGATCATTCCCCCAAACTCTGATCAGGCTACGCCCCTGGCCAGGCGTAATTTTGCGCTGGTGTTGGGCTATATGCTGCTGGCCAGGCGCAATTCGGAATGGAGAGTGGCCAGGTGGGGAGACTTCGAAAATCGGGCCGGGCGGGTGGAATATCGCTGGGCCGGGAAGGGCAAGCGCGATCAGCGGATCGCGGTGCCGGTGCCTGTTTGGAACGCGGTGGTCGAATATCTGATTGAGGCAAGCCGGCTGGATGGGATCCGGCCTGAGGATTATATTTTTGCGCCATGCAAGGAAAAAATGACCATGCCGGGCGGGCTGGTGATGGATAACGATCGGGCGATCAGCGCGCATGAGGTTGGACGCATCCTCAAGCGCTATTGCGAGATGGCCGGGTTGAATGCTGACCAGCTCCACGTGCATAGTCTGCGCCACACCGGGGCCATGCTGCGGCGCGAAGTGGGAGCCTCGCCGGAGGAGATCATGGCGTTTTTGGGTCATGCCAATTTGGGCATTACCGGGATTTATCTGCACGCACTGGAGGGAAAAAAGGATCAAAACTGGAGTTCCGTAGCGGATTTGTTAGGCATTTCGAACATTAAAAACGTTATACAAGACGCCCAAAACGGGGCGAAAAATGGCCGTTTATCGTCTGATAACAGTTGTTATCGGACGATGGGCGGGAAATCGCAAAATTCAGAGGGCAAAAAGTGATGCAAAATTGCCGTCGTTACTATGATCTGAGAGAGCACTGGGTTCACGCCGGGGTAACGGCCCGACAAAATGGGATAGAGCCTGAACGAACTCCAGAATGGAACGAGGCATTAAATCGCTTGCGGGCACACGCTGAAATCTGCGAACAGTGCATCGCGGCCTTGTTTTCTGCTTTTCCTGAAACCGAGGGAAAGACAATTTTTATCCTGAGCGTGATGGAGAATTCATGATCCAACTCACTGCAACCATGATCCGGACGCTGAAGGGCTGTCCGATTTCCGTGGTAATCGCGCTGATGGTCAACCGTGCCCCGGCCACTGCCCAATGGCTGGAGCGCACCACCGGCTATAGCGATAAAGTCGTATTGTCGGCCCTCCAGTTTTTACAGGAGAACCAGTTCATCACCCGCAACGGGCGCTATACCTGGCAGTTGGCTGATGGTGTCGAGCAGCTTCCCCTGGGGGCGGCCTTGCTCGAAGAGCCCAAGCAGACCGGGACCCGGAATTTCTCCGAGTCGGAGATTCTCCGACTCGGAGAAATTCCGGGTCCTCTAGCTAGATCTAGATCTAGTATTCTAGATCCTAAACTAGAAAAGAATCTAGATCTAGATTCTAGTGATGACCCGGAGAAATTCCGGGTCGAGGAGAATTTAGCGGAATGCGACCGGCAAAAAATCCGCGAACCGGCGAAGACGAGGATTTCGAACCTGCCGCATGTTTCAGCGGAATATATTCGGTACATCTGTAAAACGAGCAACGGCAATGGTTTGGCGATCACGCGGATGGATAGAGGGGATAGGGGGCCTGGGTATATCGCTCCCAAGAAACCGATTCCCGTGCCGGTCGACGATCAGCCAGAGGAAACGTCTGATCCCGTGCCGGTCGACGATCAGGCTGCATCGTGGTGGATTGACATGACTGAAAAACTGCGCGAACTTTTGCCAAGCAAAGCTGTTTTTTTGAGCTGGGTACAACGGGACGCGCCGGCGCGCAGGATTGGAGATGCGCTGGTGGTGCTGGCCAGCAACGAGATGACCGGTAAAACGATCATCGAGCACCTATCTCAAGCCGTGCTGAATGACCTGGTCCAGGCGATCAGCGGCGGGGCTGTAAACCGAATTTATTTTGTAACTCATTTCGAAGGAGGATAGCATGACCATCACAAAAACAACTGCTCCAGATGTGATGTGGTTTGATCCGGATATGATCAAACCCAACCCCTACCAACCCAGGGAAGCCGAAGATCCTGCGCACATCTGCAAAATTGCCGAGTCAATTTTTCAAGACGGCCTTTTGCAAATTCCGGTTGGGCGCACGGTGGGCGGTTATGTTGAGCTGGCTTTTGGTCACACGCGCTGGCGGGCGGTTCAACTGCTCAACAATATCGCTTTGCTGGGCCTGTACAACGGGTATGATCTGACCGGCTTTCCGGTGCTGGCCAATTTTGTGGCGGATCGGGTTTCGAACCAACTGGCCGAAGGTGCCCTCCAGCACTGGAAGTCTTTCCCGGTCATCATCCGCAATTTGAGCAACGAAGAGATGTTCAGGCTGGCCATCAGCGAGAATGTATCTCGCAAAGACCTCACGCCACTTGAAGAGGCGCGCAGCATGAGGCGCTACCAGGACGATTTCGGGAAGACGTCCGTTGATATCGGGCGCCTGTTCGGCCTGAGCGATTCGGCGGTGAGAAATAAGATGCGGCTGTTGAAACTTCCGGAAGCAGTACAGAACGCCTTGCGGAATCGCGATTTGACCGAGGGCCAGGCGCGCGCGTTGGTGCCGATGTACGATCTTCCGGATGATGTGATCGCCGCGGCGGAAAACAGCGATGCGCTGAAGCCGTCTGATATTTTAGAGGTGGCGCTTTCTGGTGTGGCGCCGGCCCAGATCGGGATATTGGTGGCGAAGTTTATCAAGCGGATCGAGGGTGAGAAGGTGTCCGTGGGGCAATACAGCATTGATAGCTTTATTCCCCAGGACCCGGAAGAAACGGACGCGGACCGGGAAATAGAAGCGGCGATAGAAGCCATTCCCCAGGTTGCCCCGATTGCCTCACCGATTCCTGCCCCAATTCCTGCCCCAAAGCCAACCCCGGTGCCGGTTATGGCGCCAACCGTTTCTATGGAAACGGTTGGGAAAAAGTCGGAGCCGGAACGTGAGCGGGAATCGGCGCAGCAGCAGATTGACAAAGCGATCCAGCATATTGAAAAAGAGATTCAGAAACGCCAGCCGCAACCGCAACCAGAAAAGCTGCCCGATGTGGTAATTCCAGCCCCCGAGCCGGTTATCGAAAAGCCGGCAGAGGCAATAATCAGCCCGGCGGTTGATCCGGTGAAACCAACCGTTTCTATGGAAACGGCATGGGACGCGGCGACGATTACCCTGACGTTGACCTATTGGCCGGAGGACGGCAACGAGCTGGGCCGCCCGGTAATGGTTGGCGCCCGGATCAACCAGGGAATGCCGAAAATGGTGATGATGCGGGAATCGCAAATCGAATTACCCGAACAATTGCGCAATCTCACGAGCATTTTGAAAAACGAATTTGGAGGATAGCATGATCTACAATGTGGTTATTGAAGGCCAAACGATTCCCGTGCCCGAGGAAGTTGGAACGAACGATGAAGCCGTGAAACGGGCCCTGACCCCATTTTTCCCCGAGGCGGCCAACGCCCTGATTACCCGGATCGATAACAAGCAGGGTACCACCACGATCAACGTGGTCAAGCGGGCCGGGAGTAAGGGCACTGGCCTGGCTGCGTTGATTGCCTGCGAGGGCGGGAAGAACCCGGCGATCGCGCTATATGAAAAGATTGAGACGATGGAACAAGCGGGATACCTGGATTATCTCCAGGCTTTGGCGATGGATGAGCAAATCAACCAGTCTCTGGCCGATGGCGAAGAGCAGGCCCAGGCGGTGAAATTTGCCGCCAAACGGTTGGCGCTGTCTACCGCGCGGCCTGCCCCGCTGGTTATCCAGGGTTTCTGAAATGGATACGGCAGTCGTCTCGATGACGACGTTCCAGGATGCGAGCTGGAGCCTGCGCCGGCGAAAGATGCCGACGTTTGACCGGATGGTATCACGGTTGGGGAAGGTCAAATTTATGGCTGAATCGGCGCGCATCCTGGAAGCCTTGAATCAGGAGAGATTCAAAGAAATTAAACCTAAAATAAAATTTTTGAACAATGATGAATGTAATGATGTGCTTGCGGCAGCATTGGGTGAAATCACCCTCGTTGCACCATTAGATATGGAATTTATCGAGTTGAATTTATCCGACTTCGATGGACTGATCACCAGCTTGCCGCCTGAACCCTATGGTTTCCCAATTAGCTTGGATGAATGGGAATCTATTACGCAGGACCTGGAGGGGTGCGCGGAATCGCTGGGGTTGTATGTTTTTTTTACCGCGCTGCGGCTTGGAGAGTATAGCGTACTGGAAGCTGCCGCGAGTCGTTTCGGATGGGATTTTCCGGATAATCTCAATTTTGACAGGTATGGAGACGTGGATTGGAAACTCCTATTTGAAAAATTAGATCAGGCAGGCTTGGGGTTCTATAAAAACGCGATAGATGTTTGCCACTACTCTACGGGAAATCCATATTTTGATTACAACCCGTATGATGAAGAACTAATTCACGACCTTCCTGAATATTCCCTCGAGGGAGTGCGCGAATTGCAGCAGGAGTGGATCGAGTCAAAACCGATTCTCGCTGATTTTCGCAGGGCCGAAGAGCGGTTTGAGCATAACCCATCCAGGGAGTCGTGGCGATTATTGAAATTATATCTATCGTGCTGCGAGAAACGATCTCGTGCCCGGGTGCGCACAAACGGCAAGACCCTGGTCGAGATTTTTGGAGAGGAGGAAATCAGTGAACCAAACCGATGAACCACAGACGCAAACATTTGAAATGTTGGCGTTACAGCCCGAGAATTTCCCTGTGCAGGGTGCCCTGTACTTTTTAGACGGTCATTATCTTTTTCGGTATGGAGATGGGAAGAAGATCCGCTCGAAATTTGTAACATCCAAAGACCTGGCTGCGGCGTTTTCGCAAACCGAGCAGGATACCGGGTGGATCACGCCGGGAATTGTGCGGATGGGGTCTTGCACGCGTGGAACATGGTCCGTTTATAGTGCGCCTGAGCAAAAAGTGACCATCGGATTGAGCGAGGCTGAAAGCCTGGAAATACCGATTCCGCGAACGGTATGGCTGGGTATCGAAGATGCGCATTTTGTTTGGGCGTTGAAAGATAGGCGATTCGAACCGGGCGCCCAGGCGTATCATGCCCCCTTCCCAAACGTGCATCCGGATGGGCGAATATGTTGGGGTCAGAACCGTATACCGAAGGCGGATCCCAAAAAGGTGCGCGGCATATTTGAATTGTTTTTCGGTTCGTTGTTTAATGGCGATCTTGTAGGGAATAAATCCGCCAGCCAGCCAAACGACGTGAGAATCGCATTGCGCGAATTGGCGGAAAAGAAAGCCAGGGGCTACCCGGTGCATGACCTCGTTCCCGGCGGATTGAATAAAATTGGCAGTTTGATCGAAAACAAAATCAAGGGGGCCTGATGTTTGTCCATCATATTTTTGCACACGAAACAAAACTTCCACCGATGCAGCCCGGGCTATATGAATACGTGATCGGCGCGAATGGAATATTTGTGCGGGCGCAACGTCCGGGGCTTGAAGCTTTGATTTGGGTGGCATCTACTGTGAAACCTGTGCGAGGGTTGGCCGAAGTTATGCCGTATGTGCGGCTCAGCAATCGGGTGCGGGCCCACCTCCTGGCGCGTTTGTTCGAAATGGCGTTTCGCGCAAACGGTAAAGAAATTTTGTTTTACCTGTCCGGAAATCCGTGGCAGGTATATGTTCCCGATCAGGTGCAATCGGTAGCGAGTGTCCATCCGGTTGACGTGTTCGCCGGCGGGCAAGATACTCTTTTGGAGGTTCACAGTCACCATAACATGGGCGCATTTTTTTCGGGGGCCGACGACAAGGAAGAATCGGGCGGTTTCCGGATTTTTGCTGTGATGGGTAACCTCGCTGTCCAACCTACGATTCTGGTCAGGGTTGGCATTTACGGTCATTTCTGGCAGATCCCGGCGGCGTTGGTTTTCGAACTACCCAACGGTGTGCGGGATGGATTGGGCATGGAGGAAGAATGGACGAACTAAACCTGGATTATTTGAATGCGCGCCGGCTGCTGGTGTCGAATTCTGGAACTGTGACGTTGATGTTGGTGGGGTGCGGTGGAACGGGGTCATGGTTGGCACCTTCGGTGGTGCGGATCGCGCGCTTGCTCAAAGAGCAGTTTAACAAAGCGGTCGATGTTTATTTTATCGATCCGGATCACGTAGAGGAAAAGAATTGTTTTCGGCAGAATTTCTGCAATGCCGAAGTCGGGCGAAATAAGGCGGATACATTAGCCTGGCGTTATGGTCTGGCCTGGGGAGTTGAGATTATCGCAATCGCGGGTAAATTAGAGACGTGTCGAATTGACCTCATGAATCGCGGCCTGGCCGTGGTGATCGGCTGTGTGGATAATGCCGCGGCGCGGCGGACCATTGCGGAAACGGTCAAAATGTATCGCTGTTGGTGGCTGGATTGCGGCAATCACCAATCGTCTGGGCAGGTCCTTTTGGGCAGCGGATTGGAGCGGCCTGAGAACCCGTTCCAACTCATGGGGCTATGCTCCTGGCTGCCGCTGCCGACTGACCGGCATCCGGAATTACTCGATGACGCGCCGGCTATCAAACGAACGGATGAAAATCTGTCGTGCGCAGAGATGGCCATGCGAGACAGCCAGGGCATGGCCATCAATCAGCGGATTGCAGCGGAGGCGTCCGATTATCTGGTGCGGATGCTGCTCACAAAGGATTTGTGCAAGCACGCCACGTACATCGACCTGGCCAGCGGATCCGCAAAGTCGAAATACATACTCGAGGATCGCTAAACTCATGCCCAACATCGACGCCGCCATTGACCCCACCATAAACAATTTGTCCCCGCGTGAACTCCAGGTGTTGGCCGGCCTGGCTGCTGACTGTACTCCGAAACAGTTGGCAGCCAGTTATGGCTTATCGATCAACGCGGTGCGGGCCTACCTGGCCAGGGCAAAGCGTAAATTGCGGGTATCGTCGCCGGTGGCCGCGGTTGCTGAAGCGATTCGCAGGGGGTGGATTTGACCTTTGTAGCGGATCTGATAACATGACAATTTCGAATAAATGTCCTACGATAGAACGTGATAACCACGTTCTATTTGTTTAAGGAGAACCCTATGCGTTCGAATAACCGTCCCTTCTTTCGCGTCTTGATGGCGCTCATCGTGTTGACCGTTTTGAGCTTCGGCTTGTTTGTGTTGGCTTCGCCGGTCTCGGCACGGTCCGTTCTGCCTGATGCCACCCAGGCCCCGGTTCAGCCCGGCTTTGCCGATTTATTCTCCCAGTGGATCGCGTTGGCGGGCGCCGGCGCGCTGATCGCCTGCCTGATCAATGTGGGCAAGGCGCTGGGTTGGATCAAGGACGGGCAGGCCGTTACCTGGTCGACCGGCTTAAATGCTCTGGGCATGATCGGGTTACTACTGTTACAGATTTTCAAACCCGATGTTGACCTGGTGGCCCTCGATGGCTTTGCCAGCCAGGTGGCGCAGGCGTTAATGATCTTGTTTGGTCTGATTGCGCAGATGCTTTCAAGCAAGGGCACGCATATTGCACTGAAAGGCGTGCCCGTGATCGGTAAGTCCTTCACCCTGGAACGCTAACGCTGATGGTTGATCCCGCGACGATCACGCTGCTCGGCAAGCTGGCAGAGCTGGGATCAACCGGCTTACTGCTGATCGTGGTTGTGCTCTTCCTCAATTACATCGATAAGCGCGATAAACAGTGGCAGCAATATTTTAAGGAGATGCACCAGGTTGATAGCACCGTATTGGTGGAATTGAAATCGGCTTTTGAAGCGGTAAAAAATGAGTTGGTTAGTTTGCGCTCGGAATTCCACGCACACGACGAAATGGAACGCGAGGTCATGCGCAACGTAATCCAGCCAGATGTACCAGCGAAACCAAGACGGAGATCATCATAGATGCCAAACGCAGCGCTTCGCCCCTGCACATACCCCGGATGCCCAGAACTTGTATCGCATGGAAGATGTACCAAGCACACCGTGCGATTCGAGCGTGATCCGGAAGTATCGAAACTTTACAACTCTACGCGCTGGAAACAGATCCGGATCCGCCAATTGGCTGCCCATCCCTGGTGTGCCGAGTGTGCTAAGACCAGCCGTTGGACGCCTGCCACTGAGGTCGATCATATTGAGCGGCATGGTGGAGACCCGGTCAAGTTCTTTGCCGGACCATTTCAATCTCTTTGCAAACCGTGTCATTCGCGCAAAACGATTGAAGAAGTTGGCCTCTCCGCTGCGACGGGGAGGGGGGCTCAAAATGTTTAAGATGCGTCCTATAAGAACGCGTGCTTGCAGCAGCGTGAAAAACATTCCCAATGTGGAGAATCTCGATTAATTATGCCCGCCAAAAAACCGGTTGACCTGCACGTCAGACATAGCACCAAAACGGAAAAGGACGCGAGAATCGCATCCGAGGATGCTATGGCGCCTGATCGCAGGCTGCCCACGACCGCCCCGTCTCGGTTGAAAGGTCACGCTGTAGCCTCTGAGACGTGGCGGCGGTTGATGCGCTTATACAACGAGCTGGATGCTGAGATCGTCACCCGGTTGGATGGGGACCTGCTGGTTGATTACTGCATCATGATGGAGCAGGTTACCCAGATCGACCACATGCGCCAGGCGGCTTATGATCTGTGGCTGGAGCTGGGGGCAAATCATCACAAGGCCAAAGAGGCTGCGCGGGCTGAGATCACCGGAACGCCTAAAGCTAAAGAAAAAGAAGATCTGGCCGAACAACTGGCCATGAAAGTGTTGAACGCATTCGACACGGTTGTTAAGCTGGATGCCCGCGGTGAGCGAAAGCGCGCCATACTGAAACAATATCGGGAATCGTTGTATCTGACCCCACGCGCCCGGGCTGGTGCTGCGCCTGCCAAAAAAGAAACTGAGGAAAAGCCGCTCGATCCGATGGAACAGCTCCTCGGTTCGGTTACCAATTATGTTAATGGCGATGGAAAATGAAACGAGCGCTTATTTTTATTATCGGTTTAATCCTGGCGGTCGCTATGTTTAGCGAAGCTCATGCTCAGCGCGCCGTTGCGTTTTTCGAAATGCTCAAGCATACCGATGGGCAGTTTTACAATCAGCCTTTTGTTCTACTTCCCTGGCAGAAGCAGATCATCCGAGATGTTTATGGCACGCTGAAAGAAAACGGCGCACGCCAGTATAAAACTGTTTACCTGGAAGTGCCGAAGAAAAATGGTAAGAGCGAGCTGGCAGCCGGTGCGGCTCTTTACCATCTATTCGCGGATGGAGAAATTAAGGGCGAAATCTATGGCTGCGCCGTAGACAAGGGCCAGGCCGGGATTGTTTACCATGTGGCCAGAGACATGATTGAATTGGTTCCTGCGCTCGCTAAACGGGCACGGGTGACGGACTCAACCAAAAAAATCACCGATAAGGTGAGCGGTTCGGTCTATCAGGTCTTGAGTGCGGATGCTTTTCGCAAGCATGGATTTAAGGTTTCGGCCTGTATCTTTGATGAACTCCATGCCCAACCGAACCGTAACCTGTGGGATGTCATGACGTTCGAAGCCGGGGCTACTCGCCGCCAGCCGATTTGGTGGATCATTACCACTGCCGGCGAAGATCCTGATCGGGTATCAATTGGCTGGGAACAGCACGAATACGCCATGAAGATACTGTCTGGCGAAATAGTTGATCCAACGTGGTATGTAGTTATATACAACTACGATGGCGATGACATCTATAACGAAGAAAATTGGTTCGCGGCCAATCCGAGCCTCGGCAGCGCGAAATCACTGGAATCAATGCGGGAGACCGCGACAACTGCCAAGAATAAACCCGCGAATGAACGCCTATTTCGCTGGCTCGATCTCAACCAGTGGATAACAAGCAAGTTATCTCCCTGGCTGCCACTCGATCTATTTGATAAAACGATTGGCGAATGGGATCGCAAAGAGCAGGATGGCCGGGATTGTTACTTGGGACTGGATCTCTCCACCACAACGGATTTATCCGCGATCAATCTTACCTTCCCGCCCCAGGGGGCACAGTATGATTGGCGCACTTTTTGGGAATGCTGGATTCCTAAAGAAAATATGCAAGAACGGATCGAGAGAGATCACGTTCCTTACGATAAGTGGGTTGAGCAGGGTTGGGTCACTGCCACCGAAGGCAATGTCATCGACTATACCGTCATCCGCCAACGAATTTTGGACCTATCCAAGATTTATAAAATTATTGAGGTAGTTGCCGATCCTGCTTTTGCAACCATGCTCTTACAGGTCCTGGCCAATGATGGCCTTACGGTCGTGACCGTGCCGCAGACATTCGTCAATTTGACCGACCCAATGAATCAGTTGGAAATATTTCTCAACGGGAAAAAACCTGAGGGCGGTGCTGCGCATTTGCTGCAAGGTAGCCTCACGCACGAAAATAACATGGTCGCCAGGTGGGCATTCGGGAATACCGAAATTGCCAAAAATGGTGCCGGTCTGATCAAATACGTCAAGCAGCACAAGGGAAAGAGTGTTGTCAGAACCAAACGCATCGATCCGATTGCTGCCTGGGTCACCAATATGTGCCGTGCGCGGTTTTACAAGGGAACGCTTGATTTGAGCGCCAAAATTCTGAATGAAGAATGGGGTATGTGATGGAGAAAATGTCGCAATATCGCAACCGTTTTGAGGGGATGCCAGCAGCCGTGTTGGGTGGCGGGCCCAGCCTGCCCGGCGATTTGAGCCGGTTGCCGGCGGGTTGCGTGCTGATTGCGGTCAACTATCACGCCTTTTTGTTCTGCCAACCTCAGTTTATGGTCTATAACGACCAGCCCGAATCGGATCCGCGATTGATGGAAGCGGTAAAGCGCAAAGCGGCCATCCTGGTTAGCCCCGAGCCGACTTCGGATATTGCGTTCGATGTTCCGGTATGGACCGGGTTCTACAGCTCGAACACCGCGGCTTGGTTTGCGCTTTGGTGCGGATGTGATCCGGTCATTTTGTGCGGGATGGACTGCTACCAGGGCGAGGTCAAGTATTGTCACCCGATCGATCGCGACGAACCCGCCTGGCATTACCCGCTTTCTGACCATTTGAGGCCCTGGATCGAGGATGCCCGCAACGAATTGCCTCATCCGGGCCGCTTACGCGCTATATCCGGGCCGCTGATGCAGGTCTTTGGAGCCTATTCATGAAGCGTTTTTTCGCTATCTTACTCCACTTTTTAGCCCGTTTTTTGGACGATATTTTGATTTTGGCGGGCTGTGCGTGCATACTTTATGGCCTGTCTCTCTGGAATGTGGTCGTTACCTGGATTGTCGCCGGCCTGATCCTGATCGGGCTGGCTTATCTGATCGGAAAGGCAAGGTCCAATCATGTTATTTAGCAGTTTGTTCCGTGGCGGCCAGCCGCCAAAAGTGGACTCCAGCGCCTCTCCAAGTCCGGATTATGCGCCATCGTATGGCTACCACACCGATTCCGGCGAACGGGTTTCGGTGGAAGGCTCCCAGACCATTGCCACCGTGTATCGTGCCAAAAACATCATCAGCGACGACGTGGCCAAGATGCCATTTCAAATGATGCGCAAAGTTGGGCGCAATATCGAGCAGGTGGCGCCGGACCCGATCGCGCGTAACATGGCCTATCTGCTCCAGGTCAGCCCCAATCTGTGGGGTTGGACCCCGTTTCAGTTCAAAAAAGCTTCAATTGAATGGCTGTTGTTTTATGGCAATAGCTACACATGGTGCCCAACCGTTGGCCCACGCCAGTTATTGACCCTGCCATCCAACCGGACCGCGCCGGTGTTCGATTTTAGCGGTAACCTCTGGTACCGGCACACGTTCAGCAATGGGAAAGTGGAGTTTATTCCATCTGTTGAGGTCCTCCATATGCTGATCAACCCAGATGCTACCGGCTTCATGGGTCGGGGCGTAATCACCTTTGCCCGCGAGACGTTTGGACGCCAATTAGCGGCTCATAAGACCCAATCCAAGCTGTATAAAAAGGGTTTTATGCCGGCGGCTTATGTTCAACTGGCCGGAGATGTGAATAAGGACGCGCGCGAGAAGGTGCGAAATACGTATGAAGAAACGATGAGCGGGGCAGAAAACGCCTACCGGCTGGCCGTTTTCGATAAAACGATCACGAAATTCGAGCCGATCAACATCCCGCTTAAAGACGCTCAGTTTTTGGAAAGCATCAATGCCAATAACACTGATATTGCTAATTTCTTTGGGATGCCGGAGCACATGCTCAACCGGGGCAAGGAATCGTACAACTCGAACGAGCAAAAATATATCGAGTATCTCCAGGGCACGCTGGATTCGTACCTGGTGCCCTGGGAAGAGGCTGCCCGGATCCGCTGGTTATCCAGAAAAGAGCAGTCCAACACTTATTTTAAATTCGTCCGTGAAGCCCTGCTGCGGATGGATAGCAAAGCGCGCGCCGATGCGATGGCCGTTCGCATCCAAAACGGGATGATGACTCCCAACGAAGCCCGCGAAAAGGACGACGCCAGCGCTTACCCACTTGGAGACACCTATTATATGGCGGGCAATATCCTGCCGATTCGAGGAGACCGTGGACAAACCAACTAAGACCCTTTTACCCGTTTTATATTCGTTGCCCATCGTGAACCGGTTGGCTTTGCCATCCCGGGCCGAACTGCTGCCCAAGATCGAAAGCGGCGAAGTCGATCATCTCGATTTTCGCGCCCAGGTATTCAGCCCGGAAGCCAAGAATTTGAACCCCTACCGCTTCAAAAACGAGGATATGGACCGCCTGGCCAGGTCTTTTGAGGGGCAACCCTACCTGCGCGATCACGATACCTATTCCATTGATTCGCGCGACGGGACCATTATTTCATCCACGTATGACGGCAAATGGATCAATCAGGATGTGCGATTGACCACCCGGCGCGGGATGCTCGATTACGTCGAGGGCAAAATGGACCGCTTCAGTATTGGGTGGTTCTATGACGATGCGTTTTGCTCGATTTGCGATGCGTCGTTTTTCGGCAGGGATTGCAATCACTGGCCTGGCCAAAAATACAAGGTCGGGACCGAAACCAAAACCTGTTTACTGACGTTTATCAACCCCAGCGGGAAAGAGCTTTCGGCGGTTAATGTTCCGGCGGTACAAGGCACCGGGATTACCGGGGCGTTAGCCGAGTTCAAGCTCTCCCTGTTTGATGATTTGGCGATTGTCCCAGATGCAGCGGTTTTCAGCGAGCCGCGGTTGACGGGTGACATGCTACGCGAGGCGCAACTCCTCCGTGATCGAGTCGATTCAATTTTACGAAAGGACCCCAAACATGCTTGATTTAAAGCCCTACTATGACGCTGTCAATGCCACCGCGGCGGAAGTGCAGCGCATCGCCGCTGAACTGGATGCGCTTTTCCGCGAGGGTACTGACGAAAGCAAGCTCAAAGCGCTTGATTTGCGCCCCGCGCTGGATGCGGCTCAAACCAAAAACGCTGAGGCGGAATCGCTGTATGCTGCGATGCAAAAAGCCAACCGCCCGAATGAGATTGCCAGGAACTTTGTTCCGATCTCATCCACGTCGCCCGAACCGGACCAGGGCAGTCAGACGTCGGTCATCAACCGCCATGCGTATGACGGCCTTTCCCTGGTGGAACGGGCTCGCTTCATCCGCTCTGGCGGCACAGTCGAGGACTGATCGTCCTCATTTCACTCTATCTTGAGGACTTAGGAGGTCCCCAAAATGGCTAATACCCTGACCAATCTTATCCCTACGATCTATTCCGCAAAGGACATTGTCCTGCGCGAACTGACCGGTTTTATCCCTGCCGTTACGATGGATGCGTCCGGAGAAATGGCGGCGAAAGATCAGACCATCCGCTGGCCCGTAGTGGGCGCCGGATCCGCGGCTGATATCGCTGCTGCCGCCACCGGTCCGGATCCCGCCGATTCCGCTCCGGGTTCCGATACCATGACCATCAGCAAGAGCCGCGGCGTCTCATTCTATTGGACTGCCGAAGATCAAAAGGGCCTGGGTGGGTTGTATGCCCAGCTCCTGAAGGACCAGTTTGCCCAGGCCATGCGCACCCTGGTCAACGAGGTTGAGGCCGATCTGGCTGCGCTATACGTGGCTGCCAGCCGCGCGTATGGCACTGCCGGCACCACCCCGTTTGGGACTGCCGGTGATTTCTCCGCCCTTGCGCAACTGCGCAAGATTCTGGCCGATAACGGCGCGCCGCTCAGCGATCTGCAAATGGTGCTGAACACCACCGCGGGGGCCAACTTGCGCGGGCAAGCCAACCTGCAAAGCGTCAGCGCTGCCGGAAACGACTCGCTGCTGCGGCGGGGCGTGCTGCTGGATATGTTTGGCTTTGCGTTGCGCGAAAGCGCGGGCGTGAAAGCCCACACGAAGGGCACCGCTGCCAGCTACGCGCTTGATCTGACTGCCGGGTATGCCGTGGGCAGCACGTCCATCCACATCGACAGCGGCACAGGGACGATTGTCGCCGGTGATATCCTGACCAACACCAAGACGGCCCGCGATACGAACAAGTATGTGGTCAAGACCGGCTGTGCCGGAGACGCCGATCAGGATATTGTTCTGGCCAAGCCTGGTAACCAGGTGGCCTGGGTAAACAATGATCTGGTGACGGTTGGTAACAACTACACCGCGAACCTCGGTTTCAGCCGTTCGGCGATCAACCTGATGATGCGCGTGCCGGCCATGCCGGAGGGTGGAGACTCGGCAGACGATGTGACGGTGATCACCGATGAACTGACCGGGATTTCCTTCCAGGTGGCCATGTATCGCCAGCGCCGTCGGGTGGCTTACGAAGTGGGCCTGGCCTGGGGCGTCAAGGCAGTCAAATCCGAGGCTATCGCGATCCTACTCGGATAGTTGGGAAGTTCGAATAGTGAGGTAGACCAGTGGCAAACATTCTGACAGCCGCCGAAGCGGCAATCGTTTTGAGATGCGAAGCAACCGACACCAATCTGCTCCAGGTGCTGCCACTGGTCGATTCTTACCTGCGGAATGCTACCGGGCACGATTGGGCCGCCGATACGACCATCCACGCCACGGCAAAAGCCGCAGCCCGGATCCTCCTCGTGCAATGGCACGAAAATCCGGGAATGATGGCTAACGGTCAGGCGTCTATGGAATTCGGTTTGACCGCCTGCCTGGTCCAGCTTGGAGCAATAGCATTGGATTTCAAGCAGTTTGCTGGGCGGTCCGGTGCCGGGTCGTGCGATCTGTTGGGCGCGCGAATCGGTGACACGGTATCGAGCCTGGTGGGGATCATCGGGGCGACTGGCGATCAGCACGCGGCATTCGAGACGGTGATCACGGTCGATGACGAGATCCAACAGGTTTCCACCGGCGACCTGAGTGACAATTTTTACCGGGTCCACCTGGTATCTCTGGGGGACCTATGAACCTGAACGGTAAGGTGATCAACCCGGGCGAGCTGCGCACCTCGATCACTTTGCAGCAGCGCAGCGCCACCGGCGACGTGGGCGGGTTTGTCGTGCCCGGCTGGTCAACGCTGGCCACGGTTTGGGCCCGCTGGCAGAACGCGCACGGCGCCGAAGTATGGACGGCTCAAAGCGTGCAAGCCGAGCAGGCCGCTACGGTTTTGATCCGATATCGGACCGGGTTGGACACGACCTGCGCAGTTTTGAACGGTTCGGATCAGTACGAGATCGTTTCGATCGATGATATTCAAAACAGGCATGAGTACCTTGAACTCAAGGTGAAACGGATGCGGAGCGGATGACAACTACGGGTAGGTTAACCACGAAGGGCTTTGAAGATTACCTGGAGAAGCTTGCCGCGGCGGGGCGTAATGTCGATAACGCAGTAGACCGTGCGCTGGAAGCAGCCGCTCCAATTGCGTTGGCAGGGATGATTCGTAGGGCGCCCAAGAAAACCGGGCACCTTGCAAGTCATCTGTTTGCCAGTCCGGTTAGATTCTCCGGTAACTTCCGCTTTGTCAAGATCGGGTTGGATGTTCACGATCTAACTGCGCTGTATGGCATTTACGAGGAGTATGGATCGCCCAAAAGCGGGCGGGTTGCGCATCCGTTTATCCGTCCAGCCATGATTGAAGCCAGGCGGAGTATGGTTGCCACGCTACGGAAATCGTTGGAAGAGGATGGCATATTGTGACGACCGTTTGGGAGCGAGTAAAAACAGCGCTGACGCCTCTGGGCGTGCCTATGGCCGCCAGTACGTACATACCGGCCACCGGAAACGCTCTTCCGGCTCAATTTTTGGTGTACTTCCTGGTATCCAGCCCGATGGAGCAATCTGCCAATGATTTGGGCACGCTGCGTAGCAATTGGATCCAGGTCTCGGTTTACAGCCGGAGCGGGCTGGTGAATTTGCCGGACGTGGCCGGCGCAATGGTCGCGGCGGGTTTTATCGAAGGCCCGCGGCGAGAATTACCCTATGACCAGGAGACCCGCCATTTTGGCCTGTCACTGGAATTTGTTGAACTGGAGGAAGTGAGTCATGGCGATTAGTGTGAATGCGGATGAGTATAAATCGAGAGTGGGTCTCGATAGTTTGTACGTGGCCCAGGTGACGAGCGATGCGGCTGCCGGTTATGTGGCCGGAACCCCGGAGTATTTCGCCCCGGCGGGCGAGGCCAGCCAGGAGCCGTCTACCTCGCTGGAGATCCAGTATGCCGACAATCAGCCCTACGATGTGGCTGCCGGAGAGGGTGAAACTAAAATCAACCTGACCGTGACCGGTATGTCGCTCCAAATGTTGGCGCTGATCACCGGTCGGGTGTGGGACGCTGCCAGCGGGCGGATGTGGGATAACGCCACGGGCATTGCCCCTTATTTTGCTCTGATGTTCCGGAGCAAGAAAAGCAACGGCAAAAATCGGTATTACTGCTTCCTGAAGGGGCACTTCGAAATGCCTAAGGAAGAAGCCGCCACGATGAAGGATAAGCCGGATATCAAGACGGTCCAACTGACCTACACTGCCCTCAAGACGGTTTACCAGTTCAACCTGGGATCGGTCACGGACGGTATCAAGCGGATCGTCGGTGATGAGGATAGCACCAACTTCTCGGGTACCACTTGGTTCAGCCAGGTTCAAACCCCGGTGGTGACCAGCCCCTCGGCCCTGGCGCTTTCTTCGAGTGACCCGACTGCCGGCGCGACCGGCGTGGCTGTGACTAAGGTCCTGACCCTGACCTTTAATAACGCGCTTCAAAACGCGGCCATCTACAACGTGGTGTTGATCAACAGCTCCACCGGGGCTGTCGTTGCCGGCACCAATTCGTTGGATGCTACCAAGAAGATCATGACCGTTGGCCATACCAGCAACCTGGCTGCCTCTACCTTGCACCGGATCGTTTACGGCGTGGTCGATATCTATGGTCAAACTTTGAGCGGCGTTGTTTCGTTCACCACAGCATAGGAGTATCATGGCCAACACGACCCCGATGAATATCACGTTATATGACCCCGAAACCAACGAGGTTAAATCCACCCACACCCGGCTCTTTGTGCCCTGGAAATTATTGAAACAGGCGGTCAAACTGGCAAATGGTCTTGACCCGGAAAACATGACCGATGCCGACATGGATACCCTGGCCGGGCTGGTGGTGGAGACATTCGGCAATAAATTCAGCATCGAAGACCTCAACAATGGGGCCGACGTCGGCGAAATGGTGACGGTGTTGAATACCATCATCGCCAAAGCATCGGGTGGAATCGCAAACCCTACACCCCCGGGGAAATAAACCCGGGCGACCCCACTGACCTGGTCGATCTGGCCGACACCCTGATCGACCTTGAGATTTCTCTGATCAAAGCGTTCCGCTGGAGCCTGCATGATTTGGACGAAACCGACATTGAGAGTTTATTGCCGTTCATCGCGCGAATCAATGCAGGCTCCGGTGGGCATTCTGCCCGGCGCGTTTATTGTGACCAGGCCGGCTGGCTATAAGGTGACGCATGTCTGATTTAAGTGGAAAAGTTGGACTCGATACTACCGATTTCAAGACAGGGATCAAAGAAGCGGAAAGATCGCTGAAAGTGATTGAATCCGGTTTTAAAGCATCGGCGGCGGCCTTAGGCGATTGGGCTAAGGACGCCACCGGGCTTGAAACCCGAATCGATTCGCTCACCAAGTCGATTGATCTTCAAGAGGGAATGGTCAAGGCACTGCGAGAAGAACATGCCCGCATGGTGGCAGAGGAAGGCGCTGGCAGCAAATCCGCGCAGGATATGGAGATCCGGCTCAATAAAGCGACTGAGGCGCTGAACAAAAACAAAACAGAATTGAAAGGTGCATCTCAAGCCCTGGCCGATCTTAAAGCAGGCGCGGACGGGGCCGGGTCAGAGGTTCAGGACCTCGGAAAAAAAGAAGATGTTACCGCGGCTTCGACCGATAAGCTCAAAGAAAAAAGCGGCGGTCTGGGCGCAGCGCTCAAAGCCGCGGGCGCAGCCGTGGCAGGGCTGGCGGTTGGGGTGGCGGCCATTGGGGCCGGGGTGGGCAAGATGGTGCTGGGCACCGCAGAGGCGGCGGATGGGCTGGATGAGATGTCAAAAAAGACCGGGATCTCGACCACCAAACTGCAAGAGTTGAATTATGCCGCCGGGCAGGTGGGGATCGATGCCAGCACGGTAACCGGATCAATGGCGAAGCTTACGAAATCAATGAGCGCTGCCGCTGATGAGACCGCTAAAACGGGTGGCGCGTTAAATGATTTGAAAATGGGCGCAACCGGCGAAGCTTTTTACCGGATGAACATTGCCGTAACGGATTCAACCGGTGGATTCCGGAATGCTCAGGCAGTTTATAAAGATGCCGTAAAGGCATTGTCTGAAATAAAAAACCCGGTGGATCGCGATATAACCTCTATGGCGATATTCGGTACAACGTTCAACCAGATCAGCCTAAAAACGTTGCCAACACTCACGAAGAACATGGGTACAGCCGCCACCCAGCTCGATGATTACAGCCTGAAAATGAGCCAGTTGCAAGACACCGCTGGCCCGACTGCCGGCGCATTTAAACAACTGGGCGTTTCTATCACTGATGCAAGTGGAAATCTGCGCTCCAGGCAGGATGTATTTAACGAGGCCATCACGGCTTTGGGAAAAATATCCAACGAAACCGAACGCGATGCCCTGGCCATGACGATATTTGGAAAATCAGCGATGGAACTCAACCCGCTGATTTCCGCCGGGGCGGATGAATTTGCCCGGCTCAGCCAGGAAGCGCATGATATGGGGGCGGTCTTGTCTGAGGAGGACGTCGAAGCGGCTGCCGGGCTGGCCGATCAGTTGGACGGCTTGAAAAAGAGTATGCAGGGCACGGTCATGCAGATCAGCACAGCCTTCCTGCCTGCGATTTCCGCGATCGCTACAAAAGTGGGCGGCTACATGAAAACCTTCGCCGGAATCGTGAAGGGCTCGGATGGGGACCTGAAAAAGATGACCGCCGGCACGGCTGGCCTGGTCAAACAGATCACCACCGATATCGCCGCCCAGGCGCCGCAACTGCTGCAAGGCGGGCTCTCCATTGTCCAGGGGGTTGCCCAGGCAATGGTGCAGAGTATCCCGACCCTGCTGCCTGCTATCGTCACAATGCTGGTGACTCTGGTCCAATTCATCATCGAAAATATACCGATGCTGATTGAAGCGGGCGTCCAGATTCTGCTGGCGCTGGTCAACGGCCTGGCCACGGCCCTGCCGCAGTTGATACCGGTCGTGGTGCAGATCATCCCCCAGATCGTCACGACGCTGATTTCTAACCTGCCGCTGATCATCAATGCCGCGTTGCAGTTGATCATTGCCCTGGCCACGGGCCTGATCGCGGCCCTGCCGGTGCTGATTCCGCGCATCCCAGAGATTATCAAGGCAATGTTTGACGCAATTATCCAGGCGCTGCCACTGATCGCTCAGGCAGCGCTTAAGTTGATCGAAACGCTGGCCAAAGGGCTTATAGATAATTTGCCGATGATTGTCGAATCGGGCGTAAAACTGATTGGCGCCATAAAGCAGGGCATTGATGGTGTAATGCAGGGCCTATGGGATGCCGGCGTGAATATTGTAAAGGGCATCTGGAATGGAATTAATTCACAAGGTGAAATTTTTCGCCAGCAGGTCTTGAGCTTTTTTACCGGAATCGTTGATGGAGTCAAAAAATTTTTAGGCATTGCATCGCCCAGCAAGGTGTTTGCAGGGATCGGGCTCAACATGGCCGCCGGGCTGGGGGTGGGATTTACCAATCAATTCAAACAGATCGAGCGAGATATTTCCGGCGCGGTGGGCAACATGCAGGTTGGTGGTGTCAATATTGCAACTGGGGCCAGTGGGATTTCTTCCGGATCATCCGGGGGCCGGATTGAGATGGGCGGGATCCACATTACTGTAACCGGCAATGCCGATCCGACCCGGGTGGGTAGAGCGGCTGAACAGGGCGTATTGCGCGCGCTGCGCGCCACAGGAGCGGTCTAAATGTACCGTCTTATTCGCTTTGGGATAACAGACCTGGAGTATACCAACCAGGTGGACACAGTCGGCAGCGGCGCAACTCCCATGAGCTATGTCGGGTTGCCCGAGGGTGGGGCGCTCGATGGGTATGGATCCGGATCAAAACAGCCGGGCGTGGTCGAACGCAGCAAGCGGGTCCGGCTCAATGCTCCCAATGCCGCGGCGTTGGAAGCGGCCTATTTTGGCTTGATGGGATTGCGCGGTAAACGCGACAAACTCTACCGGCGCACCGTTTTGGGCGATATTCATTGGATGTATGCCAGGCTGGTGGAGTTGATCGCAGATCGCAGTTATGAGCAGGCGCGCTATCAGACTATCCAGGATATTGAGCTGCGCTTTGCCTGCCAGGAGGCCACCTGGCGAGGCTCCTACCGGGGCTCGTGGGTGTTGGATAGCGGCGTTTACCTGGATTCGGGTTATGACCTGGATACTGGGGAAACCCGGAGTATGGGGGCCAGTCCGGATACATTTACGATCTCGGCAGGCTCTTCCAGCGATTCTGGGCGTGCCCCGGTGCGCTCGCTGAGCATAACGGTAACCAATGGTGCCGGGGCAACGGCCATCACGGCAATGGCGATTATCAACCAAACAACCGGGGACTCGTTAACTTTTTCCGGGAATCTGCCCGCCGGGAAGGCGCTTAACATCAACGCCGGCACAATGCAGGTGCGCAATGATGGCGTCGATGCCTATGCCAGTCTGACCCTGGCTCCGGCCGCGAACATGGCTTCCTGGTTCACGCTGGTGCCCGGAAATAATTCTATGCGCGTCGCCTATACCGGTGGCACAGGCGGGGCGAACCCAACCATATCATTCGACTTTTACGAGGCATGGGTATGATGCAAGTTCTAAATTTTTGGGTCGATATCGAGAATAGTTCGGGAACCAGGTTCGGGGCGGGGCCCTTGCGGGCGCTCAATTTCAGACGACACAAGCCCTTATCGGCATCGGGTACCTATTCGTTCGAGGTGAGCGCGGTTGATCCCAACATTTCCACGCTGATCGAGAAGCGAGTAGCCATTTGCCGGTACATCTCGTCGACCGGCGCGATTGCCGTGTTTGGTGGGGGCGTGATCGATAAAATCAACCGCTCGATCAACGAGACTGGCGAGATGATTTACTCAGTTGAGGGAAACGACCTGACAAGGGAGTTGACCTACCGATCGGTAGGAGCGCTGCAATTGAGGTCTGGCAGTGCCGGCGTTACAAATGGACCTAATCAGATTATGGCTCTGGCACCATCTGGTTGGACCATCACGGGCGGCACGACCATTACACCGGTTTATGCCGGATTCGATGGTGACCCGGTCCTCAATGCCCTGGTCCGCACCGGCGAGCACATCGGCGAACACTGGCGGCTCGGATCGGGTCGTCAGGTGGCCTGGCTGGGGCCTGCGTCCGGATTTGCGGTGTCAGGTGTGCGCGCGGTCCAACATGTGAATGATCCAGTTGCAGCCGAGTCGTTGGGCAATCTCGCGATCATCACATCACTGGAGGAAATCACCGATTCCGCTGATCTGATCACGCGGGTCATCCCGCGCGGTAGCGGCAATGGCAATGCCGTCGTCACCCTGGCAGCGGCGACCGATGCAGCTCCATCCGGCTACACCCTGAGCACGAGCGGCAATTATTTGAGGCGGGATGCCAGTGAGACGGCGTATGGTCAGATCGAGCGGGTGATCGACTTCAAGGATCTCGGGCCGCTGAGCAATACAACATTGGACGTTCAGAACGCAGCCAATATGCTGCTACAGGCTGCCTGGCAATATCTGGAGCGCTATGGCGTGCCAGGAAAATTTTATACCGTGGGACTGGCCGTGGTCAATCAGATTTTGGAGCCGGGCACCACGGTGCACGTGGTTTACAGATCGCTGATAGATGGTGCAGTAATCTATGATCTGGATGATGTGTTTAACATCCTGTCGGTCGATCTGGAGTTGGATAACACCGGGGTGTACACGACCGCAATTGAGATATCGACCATTGACCGGCATCCCGTGACTGATGCGTCGTTTTTGGCCGGGCAGGCGCAGACCTCGCGAATCCTGGCCGCTCACCCTCAGCTCGGCACATCGGTTGATAATATCCAGTGGCGGGATGAGATGGATAAAGATCATGCATCATCCTTCCGTTTTTGGCTAGGTAACGAATATACCACCATCCAGCGAGCTTTGCTGCGTTTTCGGATTCAACCCCTGAGATCGACGATCAAATCTGTTGGAACGTCGTCTTCCACTACTTCCAGCGGCGGGAGTGCAACCCCGACTAGCTCATCTGGCGGGAGTGCAACCCCGACCAGTTCAGCAGGTGGTGGGCAAACCTCATCATCGCAAGGTTCTCACCAGCATTTCACGAATGTTCCAAACACAACCGGAAATGTCGACGTCGAATGGTATGACAGTGGCTCGGAAATTGTCCCTGTGACCCCGTCTGTTTCCGGGCGGTTGTTGGCAACCGGCGTGAGCGGCAACCATGCTCACACGGTGAACGATCATACTCATGACGTGAGCATACCCAGTCACACGCACGACGTAAGCGTACCAGCTCACACCCACACAGTAACTCCCACAATCAATACCGTTTACGGAATTTTCGAGGAGACCAGCGGAAATACGCTGGCCCTGGCCGACCTGGTAATCAAACTGAACGGCGGGGCTGACCTGGCCAGCCTGGTAGAGGATATCGGGAATGGTTGGTACGCGTTGGATCTCACGTCTGGCCTAGTGAGTGCTATATTCCGGCCAAACCAAGAAAATAATGAGGTCGTTATTTCGACCGCCACCGCTGACAAAACCGCCCGGATCGAGGCGCAGCTCACGATCCGCGGGGTAGTACAGGCAATCGCATATTCTTAGGAGGATTAATGACCACCAATAACCATACCGCCATTGCAACCGGAGCCGCGGCGAACGCGGCCACATTTGAAAACCCGCTTAGCCAGCTTGATGCTGCGATTGGCGCGTCCGTTTCAACATTGACCACAACGGCCAAGAATGTAGTAGGAGCTGTCAATGAGGTAGATGCTCAGGTTGATGCTGAGCATAACGCAAACGGCACGCATAAGACCGGAATCATCAGTGATACCTACCTGGCCACCGATGTTAAAATGGGCTCATTGGCAGCGCTGACAACCACGGCTAAAACGAGTATGCAGGCTGCTGTCAATGAGCTCGTCACTAAGCTTTCTGGAACCAATCGTCCGAACCTGATGTGGGATCCATTCAACGAGTATGCGACCCCGACTATTGCAGACGGTGGCGTTGTTCGCTGGCTAAGTTATCCAAATCTATCCATCATATCTCCCGATGCTGGCAACCCATTTACCGGCAAAACATTGCGAATGGGGACCGGCGCCGCTATTAATGGGAGGCAGGTATTTTTGTCTGAGTGCGGGCTGAGACCAACCGAAGTAGTTCAATTTTCTGTGTTACTAAAAGCAGCCTCTGGAAGTGGCGCCACCTATCAACGGCAGGCGCAAGCAGATGGTACGGGGGTACAATTGACAAACGGCACTACCACGGCATTTACGAATGTTCTTCAGATCTTAACATTTTCATTCACAATACTAGCGACAACCACCCAGATCGGATTAGGCATTCAACGGATGACCGGCACAGCCGATATTGATATTTACGCAATGTGGCTGGAGAAGGGTACGGTTGCATCGGCCAATCCGTCTCCATCGGCAGTCATGCCGCTGAAATGGTCACAACTGGCCGCAGTAAAATCAGAAGTTGAAACCGCACGGGGTACTTCCGGCACTCTAAATGCGCGGTTGAATGCAATAGAAACCGCGTTTCAGCCCTGTTTGGATAATTATGGGCGTCACTATCTACGCTCCTGGCAGGCAAAACTAGCAAAGGTTCAAAACGCAGTTGCCGATTCACATGCTGTTATATCGATTATAGGTGACTCGTGGGTTAATGGGCTAATCACTCCGATAGTGACACGTCTACAGACAACGTATGGCGATTCCGGGCCTGGTTTTTTGCAATTTGGAAATTACTCAGCAATACTCGTGTCAGGCGGATCGTTTACACGAGCAGGGACATGGACGGATGATACCAAAACAATAAACAGCCTGGGGCCGCACTGTGCACATGCCACCAGCACAGACACCGCAACCCCGGCGAGTTATACCGTGGTGGGAATTATAAACTCGTTCATTATTCATTACATCAAAAAACTGAATGGCGGATCATTTCGCTATCGGGTTGATACTGGGGGGTGGACATCCGTAGACACATCCAATGGATCAACGGTCTATGCCACAGAAGTTATAACTGGCCTGGCATCATCCTCCCATACGTTGATCATCGAGGTAACCGTTGCAGGTACGGCAGGGGTAACTCTCACCGGCGTGGACTGTCGAGAGGATACCGTTGGCGTAAGGCTGCACTTTCTTGGTAATGCGGGCGCCCTGTCACTCTCGTTTTCCCAACTGAACTCAACCATCTGGTCTGATGGTATGGCTGCATTGGAATCAGACCTGGTGGTGATCTTGCTGGGGACCAATGATAAAGATACTAATGTTACGCCTGCAACCTTTGCAACCAATATCAACACGATCATCGACAGGATTCAGACCCTAAACCCGCTCTGTGACATCCTCCTGCTTACACCTGCCGATAATAATATCGCCGGGAACACCTATACCGTTGCTGATTATGTCGCTCAGGAGAGGGCGATTGCAGTCAGCCAGAATACTGCGTGTATGGATATCTATATGAATTTTGGACCTTTTTCAGACGGGAACGCACGCGGTTTGTATCTGAATAGTAATCATCCAAATGAAAATGGATATGTGCTGATTAAGAATCTTCTGATTAAAAATTTTTTAGATGTAATTTAATAGATTTAGAGGTGTAACTATATAAGGTTAACTCAAAAACGACATCTAGGATGTCGTTTTTGAGTTAAGCGATGTTACAAATTTATGCCTATGGCTTGGTGCCCCCACGGGGGGCGGGTGCCATAGACATAAATTATTTGAGGAGAGTTCAACCGCTTCAGGGGGGTGGTAATAGGTGATCAGGCCGCGCAATACGCGCTCTTTTCGTTCTACTACGATTTTGGCGACCAGGGAGCGCAGGGCCTGGTGCAGATCGGTGATGCGCTGGGGGTCGGTGGTGAGGTCGACGAACTGGCGGCTGAGTTCGTCGATTTGGGCCTGGGTGAGGGTCGGCGGGCGATGATCGGCGGAGAGTTCCATCAGGTGGGCCAGTAGTTCGGTTTGTTCGGCTTCGAGCGCGCGCAGTTTTTCGGTGAGGGCCGGGGATTTGCCGAGTTCGGCGATGGTTTCGACGACGTTGGCCAGGCGGCGGCGGGTGTGCGCCAGGCGTTTATTGGTTTCGGCGCGTTCGGCGGCGATCAGGGTCGCTTCCGATTCGGCTGTGCGGTCCAGTTCGGTTTGATGGGTGGCGATGGTGGCGGGGTTGATGATTTCGCCGGCGATGGTGGCCATGACGACCGTTTCGAGCATCTGGCGCGGGATTTGTTCCGCGGTACAATCGTGGCGGCGGTGGCCGGCAGAGCATTGGTAATATTCGTAGACTTGCTCTTTTGCTTTAAAGCTGATGGTGTGGCCAACCATCGCAGAGCCGCATAGGGCGCAATGGACCAGGCCGGAGAGGAGATAGGTGGAGTTGGCGCGGCGGGGATGGTCGGGGTTGGATTGGGTGCTGCGGTGGACGGTGATGGATTGGACGGCATCCCAGGTGTTCTGGTCGATCAGCGCTTCACAGTAGCCGGTGATCGTGATGCCGGCATAATGCAGCTCGCCCAGGTAGAGCCGGTTTTTGAAAAAGGTGTTGTAGGAATTGATGGCCGGGTAAAGGTGGGTGGCGGCGTGGATTTGGTGGAGGGTGGCGCGGCGGGCGCGCATCTGCCAGGCGATTTTGCACGCCTCCCATGCGGCCGGGTTGGGTACCCAGCGGTGAACAATATGGGGGGAACCGTCGCGGCGTTTGCCTACGTCGATGGGCTCACGCATAAAGCCGGCGGGGGGATTACCGGGGACGGCGCCATAGGCGGTGACCAGGTGGGCCAGGCCGCGTTTGACGTCTAAAGATAGATCAGATAAAAACTGTTCGTTTTTCCAGTCGATAATTGCCTCGAACAATTTCCCGATAGGGCCTTCGGGGATTGAATCGTTCAAAGAATAAAATAAATATCCATGTCTGCGAATGTCGGCTCTATAAAACTGAGAGTCGTCTAAACTTCTCGAAAAGCGTTGATAATTCCAAATAACCAGGCCCGCCTCAGGTTGCTTAGCTGCTCTCAGGTAATGAATCATTTTGCTGAAGTCTTCACGGCCAATCAGGCTTGACCCTGGTTTTGCCTCATCTTTAAATATTTTAGTGATCGTGAGACCATTGCGGAAAGCCCACTCTTGGATTGCAGATTCTTGCTGGCAGATTGAAAGGTCCTGTGATTCTCCGCCTGAGTCACGCAAATAGGCAACTATTGATGATCCTGTTGTAAATGGATGGCTTGTAGTATTATCATTCATGGAAAAGCCTATTATTGAGAGGGAACATTGGGAAGAAAAACGCGATCCATTGAATCGAGATTTTGGGAGAAGGTAGAAAAGAAATCTCCAGATGATTGTTGGCCATGGTTAGGCGTTCCTAATGGTAATGGCTATGGAAGACTTAACATAGATGGACGAGATGTAGGTGCTCATCGGTTATCTTATATTCTTAATGTAGGAGAAATTCCGGAAGACTATTGTGTCTGCCATACTTGTGATAATCCAATTTGCGTTAATCCTAAGCATTTATTTGTAGGAACTACCACAGACAATTGCCGAGATGCTACCCAAAAAGGACACAATTATTTTAAGAAGGGGCACATTCTAAATATTGGAAGCCATAATGCCCGCTCTATTTTGAAAGAAGAAGACATTATTTTCATACGGGAAAACTGTAAAAAAATAACGAATGAAGAGCTGGCTAAAAAATTTAATGTATCCATATCCACGATACATCGAGCTGTTTCGGGGAGAAATTGGACAATGGTTGATGCCAATCCAGTGATACGACGAGCCGGGCGGTCTAAACTTACAATGGAACAAGTAAAAGAAATTTGTGATAAGTTTGAGAATAGCTCACTCTCTGCATTGGCGCGTGAATATGGTTTGACTCCATCTGGAATTCGTTATGTGATCATAAAGTTTAAGCGGAGGTAGGCAACTACGATAGAACCCGGGGGAAATGGGGTGTTTTTATTGGCCAATTGAACTCCGATAGTAGAAATTAGGGAGGGTGGCGTTATTATTCAAAAATAGCTATTTTTGGGGATTGGCGGGAGAAGTGAACTGGAGCAAGAATGGGATTGTTGCAACCAGAGTCCAATCATCCTGCCCTTCTTCTTGCTTTTCAACAAAGAATTTATAAATGCCACTTCCTTTTACTACAATTCCATTGGAGTGAATCCGTGTATAGTGGAAAGTGGTTTCTTTGAGATCAATGGGCATTTCAATTTGCTGCTTTCTCTCGTCATTGGGGATGGAAAAAGTAAGCCGTAACTTGCCCTTAGTGCTTATATCGAGCGAGGAGCGCATCCAAAAAGAAATAATATCAAAGCGAAGTGGAAGACGCTTGATTTTTTCGGGATCTCCCTCAATCGCTATGGTTGCTATTGCATTGAACGTGCTTACATTGCCGCTTTCATTATCTACTGCGGCGCTTTCACATAAGACAGTCCAAATATGTTCGATCAATTGGAGCCTCCCATCGTTTCAATACTTGCACTCTGGGCGCTGGCAGGTTTTCCGGTTCTGTAATTTCCGCAAAATACATTGTCATCCTGGTGATCTATGCGGATATCGGTTTCCGGTCCGTAAAAAAAATTTGATGTTGAAGATTCTTGGGATCTGTTTATCTTGGAAAAGGTAAGATTAAGATCGAGGGCATCGCATAAGCGCCGGATCAGGTCAAGGGTTGGATTGGCGATGGCGGATTCGATGTGTGAGATATTCGCCTGACGCGTTTGAACTCGCCGGGCAAGTTCTGTTTGAGACCAGCCTTTGTCCGTTCTGGCGTATAAAACCGCATTTGCCAATTCAATTTGAAAACGGAGTTTATGCTCAGCTTGAACATATTCTGGATTTTTTCGTAATTCGTTGATTAAGTCTTCGTGATTCATTTGTCTTCCTCGGATTGCTGATCGTAATAATCTTGTCTGTATTCCTTGGCTGTAGCTATTTCATCACGATATGATCTGCGGCTGTGGTCTTTAAATCCATTGGTGATGACGATTTTATTTTTATCGAAGAAAAAGTAGAGCAACCTGTATTGATTTTTTATTACCCGAGTGCGCAGTTCATAAATGCCGTCCTCGAGGTGGGCGGCTAGTGGGCGCCGGGCCTGATTGCCTAAAACCGCCAATCGAGAAACATCGTTCGTTATAAGTACTTGATGCTCTGCTTCTACATCTTCTTCAAGGAATTCTTTTGCCGGACAGCGTTGGTTGCGCTTTTTGTAGTATTTAATGATGTGCATGCGCATGTTCCTTGCGGCGTGCATTTGCAGAGCGATGGATTATATCATTTATGCTATAGAAGTCTAGCATTTTGCCTCCTGGTTGTCAATCGGGCAAACGTTCGATATATTACCCCACTCTATGTGCCTTTTGGTAATCACTTTACAAGCTCGCAACAAAGGAAGCCATAAGACAAAATGTAAAAAACGCGCAAAATATCGCCATTATTCGGTTAATCGGCTTGGGGCTTTTGCGAGCTAAAATTCCCGTAAGAAGTGCCACTATAAAGTTGAGGTATGGATTTAAAAATATATTCATGCTTTATCTTTGTTATTATGTCGAAGCATCGGATCAGGCTGGCCATTGGGCCGGCCTGATTTTATTTAACCAGCATAAATTCGGCTATGAACTCATCCGGAGTTACTACCCGGATGGTTCCACCTTTACTGTTATAGCGTCTGGTTTTTTCCAGCTTTGGGGTGTCCTGATCCATGAAATCGACAATAATCATTGTAGTGGAGTAGGTGATCGCATTTTTGATGGTGCCGCCATTTGCCATAATAAATTGACTGATCGAAAAAGGAATGGTGTAACCATCAAGTGCAAATGTCTGGTTGGCGAATATTCCGGATGGGGTTTTATTTTCAGAGGCAATGAATTCACCGTGTTTTTTGTACCATTCCGAGATCGGCGTTTTCGATTCTGCCACGGCCTTCAAAAATATTTGACCGCACACTCGGGCATCTTCCAGGGCATTGTGGTGCTGATAGGTCATGCCGAACTCTTTGGCTACATTTTTGAGTTTATAGCTCTCTGAAAATTTTTCGGGCCAAACGTTCCGAACGGCAATGCTGGCATCCAGCCACATGAATTGAAGCGGTGGTAACTGATTTGCTTCAAATGCATTCAGCAGACTTTGTTTATCGAACGCGGTATAGGTGATAACGATTCGCCCGCCGATCAGTTCTTTGAGGGTTGGATAAACTTCATGAAATTTTGGGCAGCCGATCACGTGTTCTTCGGTGATTTTATGGATTCTTTTATTCATTTCCGAAAATTGCGCGCATGGGTCGATCAAGCTGTCCCAGGTGGACATATTGCCATTTTCATCAAAAATGCAACTGCCAATCTGGCAAATACTCCCACGGCTACTATTTGCAGTCTCAACATCCAGGCTTATGAATGAAGTCACCGTTTCCTCCCATAACAATTTCTGGAATTTTTCTACGCCCTTTTAAACATCCTCATCACCACATTGACATTGATCAAAATCGAGATCCACCAACCCAGTCGGCTAATCTGGTTCGGCTATCTTAAGAGCACCAGGATAAAAATTTTCTTTTCCATAAGAGCTCGACGCAAAGATAAACCATTTACAGGTTACTTCGCCACTGTCTTCATCGATATACGTGATGGTCATGGCGGGCCCGCCTGTTTTAAGCTGAACGATATCACCAACTTTGAAGTCACTCATTCTCTATTTCCTTTCAACACTGAACCTTTGCTCTATTTCCCCCGGCCATGATCTTGATCACAGCCAGGAGTGTATACGCGGTACAAAAAGACGCGGCCCAAACGATGGGGATGGCCACAGGGGGCGTTTGTGGGGGTGGGGGGATAAACTATCCCTTCTTAGTTATCGACTCAATTGCAGTCATAATAAATTCGGATTTCTTTTTCCTGATGAAAAACGCCACGCCCAAGAAAATAAATGCAACCGTCATAATCCCAACGCCCAGTTCTTTTTGAAATGCAAGGCTGACAAAAAATAGTAATATACCTGAGATCAAAATGATCTGAAAATCTCTCGGTTGACCATGTTGATTGCCTTTTTGAAGAACCGCTACCGGGATCGAGGGGTCGATCTGGGGCGCGCGATTAATGTTCTGTTTCTTCGCCAGCCATTCGCTTCGTGCCTTTGATTCTTCGCTCGTCAATAGGGCGAGTTTGACATTAACTCCCCTGGTGGTTTTTCCGCTTTCATCTCCACCGGTAATATTTAAAACTTCGCAATCTATTTCCTGGTGCGCATCCATAAGCGGCGCCAGCTCTGCGGCAAGTTCACGATTGATATAACCCACTGTGTAACATTCGTCCGGATTGCCCAAATCAATCCGCACTACGATTGCATTGGGGTCATACCGATTCTCTGGTTCTCGTTCAAGTAGCAGCAAATCCCCTTCTTTAACGTCTTCGATTATATGTTTTTGGTAGTGTGACACGCCGACTAACTTTGTATTAATCATTCTTGCCATCTACGCCCTCCTGAACATTCTCAAAACAACATTGATATTGATCAAAACTGAGATCCACCCACCCAACAAACCCACCCAGGCGATCGGATTGGGTGGCGCAGCCAGTGCGCAAAAAATTGAGAGCAGGGCAGCAATCCCATACCAGCGCCAATCGAAGCGATAGCTTGATTTATGTTCTACCACCTCTTTGCGAGCAACTCCAAGAACTAGATTTAACTTTCTTGGATTAAGCAGTAGAGGTTCCAGGTCTGGGTTTCGTTTTTCTGTCTGTCGATGATGCTTCATTTTCCATTAACACAGCGCGGGCATATTTGATAACTTTTTCTCGGCGATCTTCGGGGAGTTCGTCAAGAATGCTTAATAACTCTCGATATTTTTCTTGACTGGTCATGCTATCCATTGGGCGGGGAAGGCCAAGAACGTCATAAACCTCTACCCCGAATTTGGATGCAATTTTTGCAAGGCTGGAAGCGTCGGGCATCGTGCCGCCCTTGTTCATCCATTTTGACATTACTGGTTGCCGAACACCTATATATTCGGCGAACTCGCTGATAGTGCCACGCGAATCACCACGCCACTCAATGTATTTCTTGTTCATCCATTCCCGAAATTCCATTATTTTCATTGTAACCAATTCTACAAAAAAATAATATTTGCTATTGACATTTCATTCTTTAATTCCTATAATATTCTTATAAGCAAAATAGTTCTTTTGAGAATACGAGGTACTTATGACAGACACAACCCAAATGAATGTAAACGTAGAGCGGATCACCAAAGAGCGGGTATACAAAATGGCGGCGGATACCTTCCGCAAGCCTGGTGATCTGATCGATTTCCTGGTGGATGAGGCGTACAAGAAGATGTACCCGGTCGTGGGCGTGGCTTTGTCCGCGTCCGATATTCAAAACATTGTGAAAGAAGAGGCTGAATAAAATGGCTGCAACAATCAGTTCTCATTTCGAGTGGATTTTGGACGCCAATTATCCTGGCGATCAAATCGGGCTGGTTACCGGGCACCTGCTTCAGATGTCGATGGAGAGCGTTCTCACGCCGGGCCAGATTGTCGAGAGCCTGATCGAGAGAGAGTGGAAGCGCCTGCATCCGGATGGTCCGGTTTCTGCTTCGCTGAAATTGGGCGACACGGTAAAGCTCAAATCGGGCGGGCCGGTGATGGTCGTCGTCGGATTTTCGCAAGCCGGTAATGATGTTCCTCTGGTAAGGTGCATGTGGTGGGGTTACGACGATAAATTCCAAGAGGAAAAATTCAAAGAGGCTACGCTGGTTAAAGCTGAGCCCGAATCAAAATCTACCATTCCCATGACGCCCAAAGTGGGGTAAGCATGGCGCACAAACGGCGGTCGATGTTTTCGAAGTTTGTGGGCGTGGCGATCTACCTGGCAATTCTGGCGGTGATGCTGGGTTTGCTGTACATCGCGCTGAATCAGCCCCGCGCGTTTCAGGGTGCAGCGATCGCGGCGAGCGCGGGTTTTCTGGGGCTGGCGGGCTGGGTTGCGTCGGCTTCGTTGGCGTAGGGTATGGGCAAGCGGATCCAGGCGGACCAGTGCGAGTTTCGGGTGGAGTGGGTGCCGTGCCCGCCTGAGCACGCGGCAGAGTATTGGGCGGGGTGGCGGGTTATTTTGGCCACTCTGGCGGAGCTGGCCAGGAAGAACGAGGAGGATGGGGCTTCGAAATTTGAGCATGAAGAAAGGATAGCAGAAATATGATCGAGATGGTAATCCGGGCAGATTACGGGACGATTCTGGGCGTTTTGGCGATCCTGTTTGTGTTTGGGATCGCCTACAACTGGGCAGTGGGCCAGGCCAACCGGCGCGGCTGGAGCGAGGGCTATATGAGCCTGCTCGTGTCGATGGGCTGCGGGATGACGCTCTTCGGGGCGGCATTCATCAGCCTGCCGGCAGCGGGAATCG